GTAACTACCTTAACCAATCCACCGCCATCTTCAGATAAGTTTGCAGTGGTTCCAGCAGTAATTGTGTAAGTATTGATATCAATAATAGTGCCAATAGTTCTGGCTCCATTAATTTGGCTTGCGTTAATGCCACCTACAGCAGCCGCATCCTCAATCGTAATCGACTCACCACCAGCAAATCCGTGGTTAATATGAGTAACCTCAACAGTCGCTGAGTTATCAATAGTGCGGAGAGGATTAAGAATACTAAGGCGCTGTCTAAGCGTACCAATTATATTGCCAGTTGCTTGGGTTGCTGACTGAACACTTGTAATCGTGATCTCGGTATCGACATAACGAAGAGTTACGCCAACGTGACGAGAGCTTAGATAATTCCCTCCAGTTTGAGAGCCAGTAGTGTCAAAGTAAGCAGAACTTGTCGTAAAGGTTCTGTTCGATCCACTGGTTGCGCTTGGGTCAAGGGTAATAGAAGAGCGATGAAACGCAGAATATGGCTGATAGATTTGCTGATTGTCCGCGCGGACATCAAACGTAAAGGGCGTGATTTCAAAGCTGGTAAGTCCAGTTCGAATCAACATCCTTGGCATAAACAACGGATGGCAGATGAACATAACATCGCCATACTGAGCGAAAGTATATTGATGAAGGTAATCATCATCAAACGGAAGGGCGCTTGAGTTTGTATCCTGCGTCAGTGTGGACACAAGAGTAAGGTCTGATCCAACAATCCTAAAGCATCGAACCTTAGCATTCTCAATTGAGATAATGTATTGCTCATCCTCGGAGAAAACAAACTGAACAAGGTAAGCCTGAAGCACCTTGCTGGTATCGCGCGTAATGCTGGAAAGTCTGGCTTGAAACTTCATGCCACGGCGCTTCTTCAGCGAACCTTCCGACATGATGGTCATATTCTTTATGCTTTGCGCTGAAGCATTATAGATGGGACTATCAGTCCGCATCATTGCAGAACGGCTTATTTCACCATACTGAAAGCTGTTGATGGGAACTCTGATCTTCCGCATTAGCTGCGCCTTTGTGCAATAAACCTCGACGTATTAAGCTTGCGAGTTGTCTGCTGCTGAGAGTCAAGACGGCGCGCCTGCATCATGTACATACCAGCTTTCTGTTCCATCAGCGAGGCAAGAGAAGCATCACGAGCAACGGAAGTAGATAGAAGGGCAGCCATAGAAAACTCTACGGCAATCGTAAAGTAAGGGGGCCAGTTTGATTCAAGGGCGCGAAAGATAAAGTCAGCAATCACAACATCTTGAGGGACAGCATTGCAGTAAGCCTTGTCGCCATAGATGTCATACTCGATTGGAAATTCATTTACAGTAATTGCGTTCAGCATCAACATATCAGACGGAAGCTGATAGGCAGCATCAAAGCGACCCGTTGGCTCAGTAGCAATACGATTGAGGACTGATTGATTGGTTGCAAAACGCCAGCGAGTGTTAGTCAAGCAGGCCCGCGCAATGTCTTCATACATCGCATCGCACACATCGGACTCAACAGTACCATCTGAAAAGGATGAAATGACTGATCCGCCCATTAGGACGGAGGCGCGAGAACAAATCTTGATTGCTGTATTTGCGGGCATATTGGGTTAGGGGGGCCGAAACCCCCCTCTCCTTTCTTAGTCAGTGTCAGTGTTGGTGATGGCAACGCCATCAACAATATCAACAACCGTGCCAGAGTTGGCATTAACATAAGTATGACCCACAACGGGAGTGCCGCCAGTAGAGGTTACAGTGATGATAACATCGTTAAGGCCAAGCATATTTGCAGCGGAATCAAAGTAACCAGCAGTGTTGACAGTAGCGATAGCATCAGCCGTGGAGTAGTGCCACAAGGAAACGCCCGAAGCGCCAGCAAGGCGAGTTAGAGAAGCGGGAGTAAAAGCCATTTCTATTTCTCCTTAGTTGTTGTCGAGCAGTTCGTAGATACCATTGCTATCGATAGCAATAGCACCCATCGACATCATCGAGGTTGCAAGGTGCGAGACTTTCTCAGCCACATAGTTGATTTCCGTCTGCACATCGGCGTTGATGCCGAGGCCGACTGCCGAGGTATGGTAGGCAAAGTTTTTGCCAGCCGTAACTGCGGAGGTCGAGAAGATCTTGAAGCCAAGAAATTCCTTCATGGTCATGCCGCCAGCAAAGGGCAAGTTCTGCGGGCCAACAAAATCCGAAGAAGCAAATTCGGTGATGTTGAACAAGTCCGCAAAACCCTTAGGATGCATAGCGATATAACGTTGACCATCTTCAGGAACGTCATTTGTGCCAAACAATTCGAACAGAGTCAGCATGTCAGCCTTTTCAACAGCAGCGGCCGCCGAGTTGACTTGCGTTGCGTTTGCGCCAGCGTCCATAGCTGTGATCAGAAGTTCGTCGGTCTTACGACCTAGAGCAGCAGCAGCAGACTGGGCTACAGCTTGACGCTCGTTAATGTTGATCTTCAGTTCGTCCAGCTTATCGATGTATTCAGCTGCATAAAAGTCAGCCATCGTTGCTTCAACGTAGGTGTGAGCCAACTCCATTGGAGCCACGTTACCATTGCGGGATTTAGTCGTTGCGGAACCCGCACCGATCTTTTGGAATCGAGCAGACGAACCAGTTACATTGGTCGTGCGAACAGTGTTCCGTAGCTTGGAACCCATGCGCTGATACGCCATGTGAACTTCGGTTTCGAACTGCTTGATGAAAGCTTGATCAATTGTGTTTGACATTTTCAAGGTCCATATGAGATTGCTGTTGGACGGGTGTCCGCCTTCTCACTTCGTTGAGGGTGTCCTTGCGGGCCTCTCAGTGCAGCACGGGCCGTGATAAAGAACCATCATCATATTTTGCATCCTTGTCGCAACGCACAAAATGTAAACAGGATTGCTTATCCTTTGGATTGTAAGAAATATCCGTTGGAACGAATCCTAAATGCAACAGCCATTGATGAACCATGTGATTCTCAGACCAAACTGTAGAACGAAGTTCTTCGTGAAGGCCGTGATAAAAACTCATTAGCCGTCGAGATGCCCTTGCAAAACTGATCCAATTTCTGCGCAAGTCCTTGCTAAACACTGCCCAAACTAATGCGTGATCAGTGAAGAGGGCCGCTCCAGTAATTGCAACTGGGCGGCCATCCTTCAAGACAGCAAAAGCAAATGGATCATTGATAACATTGGTAAGAGCATCAGTCAGAGACACATTGTAGAAAACATTAAACTCTCTTTCACTTTCTGGACTAATGTTATCCACAAAGGGTTTGATGTGAGACTCTTCAAGATCGACAAGTGTCAGACCACGTTCCTCAATGTGAATCTCACCCATAGATCTTCTTGAACCCCGCATCTACCTTCTTTACAAAATCTGGATCACGTTTAGCTGCATTCCAGTACCGCTCATCCCGCATCATCTCTTTGAGATCTGCTTCAGTCGAACCACCAGAAGAGTTTGCCTGAGTAGTAAACGAACCATCCTTCATGGATTCCATGATGACTTCCAAAGCCATAATGCCTTCTGCGCTTTCGCAAAGACGCTCGATTGCAGGAAGGGTCTTCTCTGGAAAAAACTTCATAGCAAACATCGACGCAGCATCAATGCGTTGATTTGCGCTATCACCTAACTTAACACGTTCAGCGTTAAGGTCTGGCCCTTGCGGCATAGAGTTTTTGTAGATCTCAATGCCCTTGGCAAACTCTTCTTGAGAGTAACCATTCTCAAAGGAATGATCTGCCCACCACTTTAGAAGATCACTGTTTACAGATTCTTCTGAGTCTACAAAATCTGGAAGTTGATATTCGCCAGAAGATGCTGGACGATCCTTGAAAGCTTCTGCTTGAAGTTCCTCAACGATCTTCTTGCGATAGTCTTCTTCCTTGGTTCCCAATTTGCTTTCCAATTCCTTATAGGCTTTGGCAAGTTCTTCTGGAGACTTGTATTTCTCAGGCAACCACTCTGGGCGCTGAGAAGAATCAGCACCTTGAGGCGCTGTGCTTTGATTCACTGAAGGATTTACCGCTGGTGCAGTCGTTGATTCAGTTGTTGTCTGAGTGGTCTGCTCAGAAGTGCCTTGACCTAGAAGAGATTCGCTCATTGCTTGTTCCTATGCGCGTGTGAAATGCGGCGTTCAATAAGGCCAACAAGATATCGCTGCCCTTCAATGTGACGTAATTCTTCTGTGCTGATGTTTGGTCCACATACCGATTCAATGGTAATGGATCGAAGGTAGCGCAGTGTTTCCTTTCCTGCTGGAGAGGAAAACACTTCAGCCATGTGTGCGCTTACCTGTCTGTCTTCCGCTTGATCTCGCGGAATGCCATCAATTCCAATGTTGATCCTAGACTGGTTGACCGCCAACTTGCGCTCCCATTTGCTGTTGCTGTTGCTGCTGTTGCGCCATTTGCTGCGCTATTGCAGCTATCTGTTTACGCTGCTCTGTGCTTCGAATCAAGCTGTCTGGAACGCCAAACTTCTTAGCCAAGTGAATTGCCGTTGCTTCAGAGTCAATCAAAAGCTGAAGCATTTCTGGGCCAAACGTTCCACCGACAAGTTGAAGATAACGAGCAACGCTGGAGATGTCTTGAGTTGCTTGGGCTTGGGCCAGTGGAGAGATAGAGCGAACCTTTACCTCACGACCATTTACTGTTGGCACTTCAATGCGACCCTGCTTCTTCAAGATATAAATCACGCGCTGAAGAACTGGTTGAACCAATTCGGCCTGAAGGCGACCAAATGCAGACCCAATGCGACGAGACAAATCGGCCATGCGCTCGGCCACTTCAGTTGCAGTAGCTGGCGTCTTGTCTGGATTGCCAAGCATATCATTGTAAAGCGCGCGCTTAATGTTGAGGCGCATATCGCTTAGGATAAGCTGAGCAACATCAAAGCGGCCAGCGGCGTTGATGGGCTGCAATCCTTGGCTTCCGGCTGCCTTTGGAATGATAGTGCCGGGCACTAAGCGAATAGTGTCTGGGTTAATAACGCCATCATCTTCCATCTGATAGATACCACTGATAGACATCTGCGCGTTCTCAAGCACAAGTTCGATAGTTAGGTTGGTAGTCTTAATGGCAGACAGTGCGTTCAGCAGTGGGCCACGACCATAGACTTCCCCAGCGCACTTTGACCAGCGGAAACAAATGAATGGATTAGATCCAACACCCTTCATCTCTCTCTTGTAGAGAACGGTTTCAGTCTCCATGCAGATTGCATAGTGATAGTAACCTTCTTCATTACGAAGATCGTAGTTGCGACACACCACTTCCAAGACAGTAGTAGTGTCATCGCCACTCATTCGACGATTTACCTTTTCATCAAAGGTTCCGTTTGGATATAGAATCTTTAGATCGGTAAACCGAATCTTCTTTCGCTCGCGGAACACATGGTCAATGCGATCATCTGGGCCAGTATCAAGAACCACATGAGGCAATGGCACTGCAGAGAATATAACAGGATTAAGCGCATTGCCTTCTTCAACAGCAAGAATGCCAGTGCCTACAGCTAGATCCATGAACGACTCATGGACTTCCTGATTGAAGTTGGAGGACTGAAGGATCTCAAATACATACTCGGTAACTTCATCAAGGTCTTTGTCTACAGCTTCACGCTGATCCTTTGGAACCTCGCTGCCAGAAACAAGATCAGCCCAGCGAGCAAAGTTTGGAACAAGTCCGCTCTGAAGTCGGCTGGCAAATTCCTGAACGCCGACAACTGCAGTCTCGTCAAAGATCTTATCGTCTCGACGCTGACCCGCTTCCTCATAGTAAAATGATTCGCGTTGAGGTAGGGCGTACTCATAGCACTCCTCAAACAGGGGAACCCAGTTTTCACGGAATGCTTTAGACTTGATGTATCGCTCAAGATACTTCTTTGCCAATGGATCTTTCATTATTAGAACCTACCTAAAAAGCCGCCGCCAGATGCGGAGAAAAGAGAACGGCGTCCAGATCCACCTTGCATACCACGGCGGACATCTGTTGCGCTAATTGCTTCTGAAATATCTTCAGCCTTAGCTGCAGCGCGGCGATCAATTTCCTCACGGGCAGCGGCCTCAGCGGCGGCTCGCGCCTCGGCAGATGCTTCCGCTTGTTCCTTTTGAGATTTCTTAGCAGCCTTTTTTTCAGCTTCGCTTGGTCCAAAGCACATGATGACCTCCTATGTTTCCGATTGAATAAACGTTAAAGATGATACGCATCAATGCACAAACTACATTCTAGACCATAGACCTTGACGGCGCTTCTGTTTCTGATGCCGCTCGAACACATTAAAGTCACTCTTGGCCACTGTCACCTGTGCTGGTTTCTGAGATGTCATCAATGCACGACCCTCGCCAGCGCCAAGAAGAAGATACTGCAACGCATCGTGAATGTGGCTGTACATATTCTTGTCTGGCTTGTCAGAGTATCTCTCGCCAGAAACTTCCATCCGCTTGTAGGAGTATCCAGTTTCAAAGCCCTTGATCAGGGTAGAGCAGCGTCGATCAATTAGAAAGGCAGGCTTGCCTTCGATCATCTTGGTAAGCTGAGAAGAAACAGCTTCGATTCGAAGATCTGGAGAGTTGGATGGAGCGGGAAACGCACGAAGGCCAGCGCCGCGAAGGATGTGAAACGGGGTTGATTCATCAGTCTGCGCCCTGAAGTCACCAGCAGGATCGCCATAGATAATCGTTTCACTCGCGGCAGAAAACCGAATCGCCAATTCATTCCTAAGAACCTCAGCGAATCGAACAATGCCCATATCAATGGCAACAATCTCAGACTGAATCAGCCAACGACCACGAACCTTCTGTGCTATGGCTGCAGCGGGAGTAAGTCCAAAGTCCAAGCCGACATAGACAGGAAGGCCAGCGGCAATCGGAATCTCTTCCTTTGCAATGTGAACATCAGGTGCAAACATAGAGTACACTGGCTTTCCATCCTGAATAGATCCAAGTCGATTCATCACATAGACATCGATCCAACTCTTGGTCTTACCTTGAATCAGGTTGGGGTAGTAACTCTTCATCATGTTCTTGGAGTTCTCAGCAGAAGGGTTTGGAACGTAGGACTCAATCGATCCCTCATCGTTCTTCACCTCAATCATACCAGCAGGCTGCGTAAAGAAGCGCCAGTTGGTTGGCTTAACCAACATCTTGGCTTGCTCCTTTGGAATGTGATCTGGGATTGGAACCTCACCAGACATAATCGGCCACCAGTGGTCTTCTTCTGGCGCGTTGGTATCAGCAATAACTCCAGTCCAAGACGGACCACCATCACGCATAGAAGGATAACGACCTACACGCATGGTACACGCATCGATGATGCTCTTCGCAATCTCGCGCGCTTCGTTGATCCAGATGCCAGTAAGTTCCAATGACAAGAGCTTCTTAACATCTTCAGGTCGATCCAATGCGAGGAACATAACCTCCAGATCAACGTCGCCCTTCTTGATGTGGTGGGTGTATGGAAC